GTTGATGTTTCAGCCGCTTGGAGAGCGCAAACAATCGCGGTTGTTCCGGCTCCTTCTGGTCCGGCTACACTATTTGGTCAAACAGCTTCAACTTTCACTTTTAATAGGGTAATAGCAGGCCAGAAAAAAACTTTTGCGCAAACAGCGGCTCCATTTACGTTTGTAAAAGACGTTAAAGGTCAAAAGAAAACCTTTGGTCAAGTAGCAGTAGCATTCGTATTTGTGAAAGACGTTCAAGGCCAAAAAAAGACTTTCGGACAGGTTGCATTACCAATTACGTTTACAAAAGAATTTCTCGCTACAAAGAAAACTTTTGGACAAGTAGCACTCCCGCTCATATTGTCAAAGGAATTTATAGGTCAGCGTAAAACCTTTGGACAAGTAGCACTTCCTGTTGTATTTAGCGAAGTTACTTCTGGTGTTAGAGTATTCTTTGGTTCTACATCTCTACCAATTATATTCGGAAAAGATGTTCAAGGTCAAAGAAAGACTTTCGGACAGGTAGCTCTACCAATAACATTCTCAAAAGAATTTATTGGTCAAAGAAAGACTTTCGGACAGGTTGCGCTACCAATATTATTCGGGAAAGACGTTAGAGGCCAGAAGAAAACTTTTGGTCAAGTTGCTCTACCGCTGATATTCGGAAAAGATGTTAGTGGACGACGTAGCACATATGGTCAATTCGCATTTCCGATTATCTTTACCAAAGAAACCGTTGGCCAACGTAAAACGTTCGGACAAACAGCACTCCCAATCACTTTTACAAAGGATGTACTAGGACGTAAAACAACCTTTGGGCAAATCGCTGTACCATTGATATTTTCCAAAGAAGTTGCGGCTAAGAGACAAACATTCGGACAAATCGTCCTACCTATTACTTTCTCCGAATCAATTCTTGCTACTAAGAAAACGTTTGGGCAAACAGCTCTACCTATTACTTTCTCCGCATTTGTCGATGGACAGGTATTTACGGGTCCGAAAACTCTATTCGGTAGAACTGCGCTACCGGTTATCTTTAGTAAAGATATTTCAGGTCAGCGTAAGACGTTTGGTCAAATCTCAGTTCCGCTCGTGTTTAATGAAGTAACGATCGGGCAACGAAAAACATTTAGTAGCTTCGCATTACCAATCAATTTCCTAGCTGTAACTCAAACGGGACGCGTAACTTCTTTTGGGCAAATTACTCTACCAGTATTGTTTGGTAAAGATGTTAGAGGCCTAAAGAAGACGTTTGGACAAACAGCACTACCTCTGATTTTCAATAAAGATGTTCTAGGTAGGCGCAAGACTTTCGGTCAAAGCGCGCTTCCTCTAATCTTTACTTCTACGTCAGAAGCTCAACGTAGAACATTTGGACAGGTTTCTCTACCGATCAATTTCAATTCTGTAATTGGAGTTGCTCTAGTAGAAATCCACGGACAGATTGTGCTTGGGCTCGTTTTGACGTTCGATACTAGAGGAAAAGTTAAACTACCAGGAGTAATTCTAAACGACGCGGTCAATCTTTATTTAGGAGAAACACCAGTTCTCGCTGCTTATTTTGGTAGCGAACAAATATGGCCATAAGGAGAGTAATGACTACTGAAGGAACTCGAGGACCACAAGGTCCACCAGGACTTGATTCGACTGTTCCCGGCCCTCAGGGCCCACCCGGACCACAGGGACCACAGGGACCTGCTGGTTCAGAAGGCCCCCAGGGGATTCAGGGCCCTCAAGGACTTCAGGGTCCAAAGGGTGATCGTGGTGATCAAGGTCCAATCGGACCTGGGTCTATGATTCCAGGTCATCAAGGACCGCCAGGAGAAAAGGGTGATCCTGGTCCCCAGGGTCCTCCTGGAGCAGATTCAAATGTTGAAGGTCCTCGAGGTAAACCGGGAGTTCAAGGGCCAATGGGTATGACGGGAGAACAGGGTATTCCTGGACCTCCTGGACCTCCCGGCCCTCCTGGTCCACCCGGACCACAGGGTCCTTCTGGTAGTGACATTTTCGTTGGTCCTACGCCTCCCCCTGTTCCGACTATTGATCAAATTTGGATAGAAATGCCAGCTAAAAAGTGGAACGGAACAGAATGGGTGCCGGTATGAAAGGAGGGATATGTCGGGTGTAATAAATCTACAACCTCAAGTTGTAAATTTAATGCTGTATGCTGGAGACGGTGCCTCCTTGAGACTGGTTTGTACTAACAATACGGGCACCCCTATTGATATTACAGGTGAAGTAAAAGCACAGATAAGAGTAAATAGACGTGATGACACTACACCTATAGCTGAATTCGCGGTTAATATGACAGATGCTTATCAAGGAATCGTTATTCTTTCTTTGACTGGAGATCAGACCGAGGCACTAATGGATCAACCTTCGGTTTCTAACGACAAATTTACAGGTGTCTGGGATATCGAATGGGATCCTGCTGGTCTAGAACCAAGAACCATTTGTCAAGGTAAAGTAGAGTGTGTGGCTGATGTTACCCGAGAATGAAGTAATAGTAGCAGTTGAAACGGAAGAAATTAGTCTAACAATTGAAGAGTCGTCAGATATTCCAGATTTAAATTTGGTTCTAGATCCAACACATGATGTTGTTATTGTAGCGGCTGGAAATATCGGACAACCTGGAGCAACTGGTCCAGCTGGTCCCACTGGTCCTATTGGCCCTCAAGGAGTAGATGGAGCAACAGGGCCTGCCGGTCCTCCGGGTAGTGCAGGAACACCAGGAGAGAAATGGTTTACTCAAGCGGGAGCTCCTGCAGGTGGAACAGGAATTATTGGCGATTGGAGCTTAGATAGCTCCAATGGAGATTACTATGAGAAAACTGGTGCTAGCACTTGGACTCTTCGTGGTAATCTTAAAGGCCCTACAGGAAGTACAGGTAGTACGGGAACACCAGGAGAGAAATGGTTTACGCAATCTGGAGCTCCATCTGGAGCGACCGGGGCTGTGGGAGACTGGAGCCTAGATAGTGCTAACGGAGATTACTACGAGAAGACTGGTTCTAGTACATGGACTCTTCGCGGTAATCTTAAAGGTCCTACAGGAAGTACAGGTAGTGCAGGAACACCAGGAGAGAAATGGTTTACACAATCCGGAGCTCCTGCGGGTGGAACGGGAAGTGTTGGCGATTGGAGCCTAGATAGTGCTAACGGAGATTACTACGAGAAGACTGGTTCTAGTACATGGACTCTTCGTGGTAATCTTAAAGGACCGGCAGGCACGGGCGTTAATTTCCAGATTTACAATGTAAAAGATTACGGCGCACTCGGCGACGGTTCAACGAACGATTCAACAGCTATCCAAGCAGCGATTGATGCCGCGGCAGCAGCTACCTACAAAGGCCAAGTGTTCTTCCCTCCTGGTGTTTATGTATGCAAAAATCTAATGTTGAAAACCGGAGTTCATATTATCGGTAGTGGTATTGAGACAACGACTTTGAAAATGCCTAATGGATCTGCCGCAACCGATTGGATTTTCAGAACCCATGCTGAGGGAAGTTGGCCTACATATCCAACGGTCTCAAGTATTTACAACTTTGAGATTCGCCATCTCACGATCGATGGAAATAAATCTAATCAGGTAGGCGCAAATGGTGGTATTCGTATTTATGCTGAAGGATTTGTTCTATTCGATATCCGAGTTAGAAAATGTAAAGGATATGGTATTCGAACTCATGGTGGTAATCGTGATTACGAAGGCGCATATCCTAATTCGGATGCTCTCGAAGCATTTTTCGGTTTCGTAAAGAGTCACTCTAACGAAAGCGATAACTTCTATATCGAAGGACCGCATGATTCCCAGCTTGTTGGTTGTGTAGCATTTGGTATGAGCACAACAGCAGCGGCGTCTCATGTTGGTTTTCGACTCGGACCGAATTCTATGGGCACACATCTCGATCAGTGTCATAGTTGGGGGCTGAGTCAAGATTATGCTGCAGTTTTAGGATCTCCAGGAATTCAATGTACGGCCTGTCAGTTTGAAGGAGCATCTATTGCTCAAGTATTGATTGAGAACGGAGCTAACACTTGTGCTCTTATTGGTTGTAGAATTTATAATATGGGGTCTACAGGAAAAGGTGTTCTAATCGGAACATCAGCTTCTGGCGTTTCGGGAACAATTATGGTTGGCACATATTTCGAAGGTTTCCGAAATGACGGTGCGTCCAATGTATATCCTGCAATCGACTTTACCAATGATGGTGGTGCCGGGTTCTACGAGGCTTTGATTTACATGGCAAATGCTGAAACGCCATATACAGGTACTCCAGCCCCCGGAACTTCATATGCTAATATCAACGTTACAGGTTCTGGACTTGGCAGTTATACTAAAATCCAGAATGGTAAAGTATTAATTGATAAGTGGAATTTGACAAGTGATGGTGGATCGGCTTTACAGATCAACGCTAATGATTCTTGGCTACATCGAACAACACTTCGTAACTCCCATTCTACCGGTCGTTCTTGGCAGCACAATGTTGGTGGTGGATCTCACACTCAACCATATTCTTATCGTCTTCGTGATGACACCGGTGGAAACGATCGAATGGTTATTCTTACAGACGGCAAAGTAGGACTCTCGATCGACAATCCACATTCTGCTCTACAGGTTGCGGGCGCGGTTGCAACGGCTTTCTCAGCAAAGACCGGAGCATACACGATGACTGCGACTGATAGTGTGATCACTTGTGCTGCGGGAACATACACAATTTCACTACCCACTGCTGTAGGTATTGCTGGTAGAGAGTATGTTATTAAGAGAATAGGAGCTACCGGCACAATTACTATTGACCCAGCTGGAACAGAGACAATTGACGGGTCCACTACAAAAACTCTTACCTCTCAGAATGAAGTTATAAGAATTGTGTCCGATGGAGCTAACTGGATTTCGGTCTACAAGGGTGTCCCAGCAGCATAATGAGGAGGCCCGAGTGACAGAAGGTCAATATCAAACACAGATAATCAAAAAACTTAAAGATAGATTTCCTGGATGCGACGTTTTAAAAATGGACGCATCCTACAAGCAGGGATTTCCAGACCTCCTTCTTCTTCACGGGAGAAATTGGGCTTCTTTGGAAGTCAAGACTTCTCCATCAGCAAACATTCAACCTAATCAAGATTATTATATTGAGAGATTGAGTAAGATGTCATTTGCTGCGTATATCCATCCCGAAAACGAAGAGGAGGTTTTGGATGCGCTTCAACAGGCATTTGAATCTCCGAGGCGAGCACGCGTTTCTTAGTCCGAGTCAGTATCATTGGATTCACTATACACCCGACAGACTACTCCAGAAGTGGACTTCGGCTCAGGCCGGAGCTTATGGAACTGCGCAGCATGAGTATGCGCAAAGAGAGATCCAGGAAGGACGGCTTTCCGATCTTGTAGGAACTGTTGGTTTGTATATTAATGATGCGATTCGATATAGGATGACTACTGAGCAAGTATTGTATTATTCCGAAAATTGCTTTGGTACTGCTGACGCAATTTCATTTCGATATAATACGCTTCGAATTCACGATTTAAAGACTGGTGTAATTCCTGGATCAGTACATCAACTTGAAGTTTACGCAGCATTGTTTTGTCTTGAATATGATAAAAATCCATTCGATATTAATATAGAACTTCGTATTTATCAAGATAATGAAGTTGTAGTTTATGATGCCGATCCAGAAGATATTAAGTTTATTATGGAAAAGATTCAAGAATTTGATAGAGTACTTACTCACCGAAAAATGGAGGAGGAGTCGTGATTGATCTTTACGATGAGAATTCATTTGCGCATTACGGCACTCCTCGACATTCTGGTCGCTATCCTTGGGGATCCGGTGGTGAAGAAACTACTCGCAACAGGGATTATCTTCAGTCAGTTAAAAAACTTAAGAAAGATGGTATGACTGAAGCACAGATTGCCGCAGGCCAAGGTATTTGTGTGAAAGAGCTTCGAGCACGCGTCTCTATTAGTAGTGCTCAGGTGAGGCAAAGTAATATTCTTACAGCTCAACGCCATTCGGAAAACGGTTGGTCAAATTCAGAAATTGGTCGAAGAATGGGCGTTAATGAATCTACGGTTAGATCTTGGCTTGCTCCTGGGGCTAAGGATAAAGCTGATGCTCTTCAGAGTACAGCGAAAATGCTCAAAGACGAAGTTGCGCAAAAAGGTTATATCGATGTTGGAAAAGGAGTTGAACATCAACTCGGTATTACTAAGACTCGTCTAGAAACTTCTCTTGCTGTTCTGAAAGAAGAAGGATACCCGGTTCATACTATCAAGATTGCACAGGTTAATATTCCTGGGCAATTCACGACAATGCAAGTGTTGGCTAAACCGGGTACTTCCCTAGCAGAAGTCAATGCTAATCGTAGTTCGATTAAACAAATCGTAGCGCGCTCTGACGATTATGGTCGAAGCTATCAAGTTACAAAACCACCTTTGTCTATTAGTTCGAGAAGAGTCG